TTAGGGTGTAGGTGGTAATAAGTCTATATCGAGGTTGTGTATTATAGGATTAAAATCTTTATCATAATGTTTCCAAAATACATTATAGTTATTTGAAGATGGGTGGGGAAAAGTGCCTAAGTTTGAAGAGTGATTTTTATAAAGTTGTTTTGTTTTGAAATATTTAATGGCATCACTTCCAAAACATAGAACTTTAGTGTTAGTATCAATTTCCCAAAACTTATTATCATTTTCAATTATTAAACTATTAATACTTTCCTTAGTAATGTTTGCTTTAATTTCATTTAAATTGCAAAAATAAACACCCTTTTTTTGATAATCAAAAGCTATTTGTTCAGGTTTTTTTTGAAATGTAGTATGAAAATCATCTATGCATGATAATTGTTTTTTTGAAAGTAGTCCGATTATTCTGCGAAACGTTACAATATTTAACCATTCATTATTATTTTCTCTTTTTCCATCAGTGTAATATGGAAAAAATGCAACATTTTCTGTTGGATAGTTTTTCAACTGTATATTTTTATATTCTGCATTTTCATCAACTTTCATCTTTTCCGTATTAAAAAAATATGGATCTTTGCCAATAAATAAGTAATTAATTTTATTCATTTATTCACCTCATAAATATTTTATTATTTCTTTCTGTGTACTAGGGTACAAATGACCATATCTAGATGTAACTTCTTCTGTAGATGAATGACCTAATCGCTGTGCAATTATCATAGGACTAGCACCATGATTGACTAACATAGATACATTCGAGTGCCTTAATTCATGAATAACAATACGTGGGAAGGTTTCACCATCTGGTAATTCATCATCTAGTTTTTTAAGTGCGTTATTAAACCATCTATCAATTGTACCTTCACTAAATGCTTTTAAAAATGTGCCGAATAAAACATAATTAGATTTGTAAATATTATTATCTTTATACCAATTTAAATATTCTTGTAAGTCGTCCATCATGTGAGTTGGCATGTATATATCACGTATGGACGCTTTCGTCTTAGGGGCTGTCACGATACCGTGATAGTCCGTTTTGTTTATATGGATAAAATCTTCATTGAAATTAATATCATCCCATGTGAGCGCTCTACATTCTCCCTTACGCATACCTCCAATAAATAATAATTTAAAAAATACTTTTTGTTGTATATTTGGTAATATATCGTAAAATTGATTAAATTGGTCTAACGTCCAATAATTTAAGCGCTTTTGCGTTTCAATTTCAAAGTTACCTACTAATGATGCAACATTTTGCTTTAAATCATGATACTTCATAGCATGATTCAATATAGATACTAAAAATACATGCATCTTTTTCAAATATTCTCCCGAACGACCTTCTTTCATTTTCTTATTCTGAAACTTCATTACATCTTGTGTAGTCATGTTGAAAACGTCCATTGATTTAAAATAGGGTATCAAATGATTATTTGCATGTGTTTTAAGTGATTTTAAACTTGATGCCTTACGTCTAGCAGAATACCAATCAATGTACTCTTCTACTAGCTTATCAAATGGTAATTTATTAATTTTACCTATACCTTCGATTTCATCCATTATTTCATTACATTTTTTAACTGCTTCCTTACGTTGCTTAAAACCTTTACGTGTAATAAATTGACGTGTATTCGTCTTATCATAGTATGTGATACGGAAATAATATGTACCACGTTTAGCATCTTTATAGATGTTGTGGGATAGCTTTAAGTCATGTTGCATGATGGCTCACCTACTTAATTTTTAAGTATTCTTTTAAGAAATCACTAAAGTCATTCATTATATCGTCAAACGCTTCTTTGTTTCCAGAACTTTTATAATTATATAATTGTTGCAATAAAACAGAAACAAATAACAAATTATCTTCATTATCTTTTTCTAATTCATAAAAATTGTATGTGTTATTTAAAAAATGTACATCTAAATACTGTAAATCTGCTTTAATTAATTCTAGTAAATTGTTCTTTAAATTTTGTTCTCTGGTTGTGTTGTTTTTAGCTAATTCTTTATTTAATTTTAAAAATTGATCTTTCTTCTCTTCATCAGTTAAATCACCATACATTTTATTGCCACTAGTTAAGTAACCCATCGTTACATTTAATTTTTTTGCTATTTGTTTTGCTGTATCGACACTTATATTTTTTCTACTATTTTCTAAGTCACTTAAATATGATTGAGAAATATTCAATAATCTTGCAAAATCAGTTTGTTTTAATCCTTTTTCTTTTCTTATTTTTTTAATATTATCGCCGATATTCATTATTAAGTCACCTCTATATTCATTCTATCAGAATTATTTTAAATTAAAAGGTTGCAAGTGATTTTGTTTTAGTTTATGATATAATTATATCGCCGATAATGATATAAAAAATATAAAGTTCATATTTTTTTAAACTCAAATATCGCCGATATAGATATTAATAAAGAGAGGTGAAACAGAGTGAAAAAATTAGCGTATCCCTATCTTTACATTTCACGTAAAGAACATGGACATAATCAGGCTTTTGTTGCTCATAAATTAGGGATTTCTAAAGAAAGATACTCGCTAAAAGAGTTGAACAAAGCAAATTTTACACTACCAGAAGCGAAAATTTTATCAGATTTATACGGAATGCCTATTGATGAGTTATTTAGTAATTCAATCAAAGTAGGACAATAGGAGAGATAATATGAAAAACTACATGATCTACATGTTGATACTATCGATAGATACAGTTTGTATAAGTGTACTAAGTGATATTTTCGTAGCATTTGCGGTATTCATAGTTGCAACAGGATATGGAATTAAATTTACAAATTTGGAGGTTGAGTAAGTTGAACCAAACACAATTAGAGGTATTAGACGATATTTTAAACACATTTGAAGTAGTTATTGATAATAAACAAACGGAATACAAGTACAAAATAAAAGATGGTAGTAATGATTGGTTTGAAACTAAAAATCGTGAAGAACATTTAGAAGCGATGATGCAATGGGCAGTACAAGAATTAAATAATAACTTTGAGTTAGGAGAATAGGATATGAAAAACGTTAGACCAGAAGTTGTTACTAAAGGCAAAGTATTAGTAGAAATGGCACATTACGGTGGGAGACTATCGGCGTATAGAAATATAGTTGATCTAATTTGTGAGAAGAAGGATGAAGTTGAAAATAATAGTGAAGTATATGTTGTTTTAAACTCACTACTAAATCAAGTTTCTGAAAATTATAACGAGGCTTGTGAATTAGAGGTAAGAGCCAATCATGATTTGAATGAAATATTTGAGCAAGAAAAAAACGCATTATCTCAAGCCGACCAAAGCGAAGATAACGCGTAACAGAAATATAATATACAAAGCACTTAATGCTTATTTACTTTATTATAACATTTTGTGCTCTGTATTTACAGTATGGAGATGAAAATATATGAAATTTGAAAAGATAGAATTAAATAATAATTTCAATATAAATATTATACAATACGAAAACTTATATGCTAACTCATTTAGAGCATTTGATTCATGGAAATGGTCTGATTGGCTGAATAAACTGCAAATACCTATGAATAATACTGATAAATATAAACGTGGTTTAGTACTTTATGGTGATGTTAAAGATGAAGTGAAAGACGGTGAAACAATTCAAAAATACCGTAAGGATGACAACATTATTAATCGTTCAGTGATTTCACTTGATTACGATTCTATAGCTGATTTCAAGGGATTATATAATGCTATCAATAAGCAATTAGAAAACTATGCATGGGCATTTCATACCACACATTCACATACTACTGATAAGCCACGTATACGCTTAATGGTGCCATTAAAGGAGTCAGTGAGTGCAGAGGATTATCGAAAATACAGTAGTGCTTTAGCAAGTAATATTGGTTATGAAGTAGATGAAGCTAGTTTTGTACCGTCACAGGTGATGGCACTACCAGTTAAACGTAATAAAGATGCAGTTTACATTTTTAAATGTAATGATGCACCTGCAATTACAGATGAGAACTTACACAAGTTATCGAGAAATTTCTCTAAGGAAAGAGATAAACCAATTACCATCAATTACTCAAACCAATATAAAAAACGTGATTCATCTTATTGGCGTGATATCGCATTTGGAGTTGGAGAGGGTGAACGTAACCAAGCTTTAGCTTCGTTAGTAGGATTATTGTTACGTAGGTATATTGAACCTGAATTGGTTTACGGATTAGTTAGCGCATGGTCACAACAATGTAACCCACCAATAAATGAAACGGAAGTCAATCATACGTTTAATTCTATATTCAATAAACACAAGAAAAATACAGAGAAAGGAGCTAAAAAATGACGAGTAGAGATGATGTTTTGCAAAATCTTTCAGAATATCGAGAACAAAAGTATCAAGAAAGTATGAATGGATACGAAACTGATAAAGAAGATGATGTAGTTGCTCGAATGAAGGCTATGTTACAGCCTGTGAAATATAAAGGTGAAATTTATTACAAACACCAAGGTAGTAATTACAAAGCAGATGAAATGTTATTAAAACGTATTATAAGAGAAGACCCTAGAACTAGGAGTATTAAACAAGTAGATGAAGTATATAAAAGATTAATGATTGATTTAGTCGAACAAGAAAGAGGGCAAGCGTTTCCTATTGTATTTACGAATGGTTATCTAGAAGATGGTCAATTTACATTTACTGATGATTTGCCTTTTAGTCCACACTTTATTAATAGACGTTATAATCCTGCTGCAAAACCTGTTAAAGCAGTTGATGAATATTTAGATCACGTCGCTCAAGGTGATGAAGGTTATCGAAAATATATTATTGAAATGTTGGGTTATATATTTAATACAAATTTAGATTTTAAAGAGCGAAAGGGAAAAGTGTTTTTCATTGTTGGTGATGGCGGTTCAGGTAAAGGGACACTACTTAAATTAATTTCTATGTTATTAGGTGCTGAAAACGTATCAAATGTTTCCATACATGAATTTGAAGATGGCAGACGTACAACTATTATGATAGGTAAGCTTGCAAATTTAGGTGATGATATTGAAGACCAACCAATAAATGCACCAGTTATGAAAACAATCAAAAACATGGCAACTGCTGACACGGTGAATATAAGAAAACTATATAAAGAAAGCGAAAGTACCATCATTTCAGCAACTGGTGTTTATACATCTAATCATATCTTACGCTCATTTGAAAAAGGTGAATCGTTCAAACGTCGTGTAGTTTGGTTACCTTTGACTAAAAAATTACAAAATAAATCTTCTAAATTCCATAAGGATTTAAGAAGTGAAGAAGCACTTGATTATCTAACTATGTTAGCGATACAGTCACTTAATAAATTATATGAAACCGAAATTTTTAGTGAATCTAAGACAATTTATGAATTTAATAAAGCATATCATGAGGCTAATAATACAGCAGTCGCTTATCTTCAAGAACTTAATTATTACGACATATTAGGTTTTACGCTCAAAGAGATATACCAAGATTATATGCGTTGGTGCTGGGATAATTCACTGGCTGATATGCCAATACAACAAGTATCACAAGAGATAAAACGAATGTTTGATGTGGATTTAAAAGGGTTTAAGGTAAATGTTAACGGAGAGTACAAAGGAAATTTAGTCAGAAGTAAAGCTATTAGGGATAGAGAAGAACGGAAAACATATCGAATGTTTGTTAAAAATTCAGATTTGGAACTTTGGACATGTGGGACACCTTCCGTATGGGAGGAAAGTAATAGACGTTCTAAACTTGATATTGAACCCAATGTTGAACCAAGTAATGAAGTGAAAGCACCTTTTGTTGAAGATGATGAAAAAGGCATGCCAAATTATAGATGAATCAGTTGGATACAGAGGATACAGCACTTATTAAAAATCTTGTATCCACATAAAATGCATTAGATCAATGCTTGTAAGGGGTGAAAACAGGGTGGATACACCGCATGAAAATTGTTGTATCCTCAATGAACATCATTGTGACAAGGGGTATAGAGAAAGGGATACATTTGTAAGCTTGAAACTTTTAAATAGTTAACCATTTTCTGAAAACTTATAGGGTTATAAAGTTAGGGAATGGTTCGATGTATCCAAATAGGGTTAAACTCTTGCCACTATTGAAACCGGATTGGATACAACAAAAAAATGGGTTTGTATCCAAGTAAAATAATCATCTTTAAGCTTTGTTTTATCAAGCTTTTATTGGATACAAGAAAAATACTACCCGTTGTAACCATTGTAAAATTGCTGTATCCAAATAGTTTAAGTGTAAAAAGAAACTTAAAATAGGAGTGGTTAAAATGTTAACTATACACAGACCAATTTTTAATAAAGGAATCACCTTTGAAAAGAAAATTGCTAAAGAAAAATGGAATAAATTAGTAGAATTATTGGAAGAATCCAAAGTACCAGTTAAACAAAAAAGTGAAACAGGTAATGAAATCTTTCTAGCGATCATTGATGAAAATATTGCTGATATCGAATTGTATTATAACTTTGGTATTGAAGGAGAATTTGTCCATATCCAACTGTGGTATTACAGATTCAAGCTCATAGCATTAAATGAAAAGCATAACGAAAAAAATCATAATTTTAAAAGTATTCATGAAGCAATGGAATATATAAACAGTATATTACGTGATATTGCATTTGATAGGAAACAAATGCCTACAGCATGATTAGTTTGAACGCCTAATAGATATTAACGATTTATTATATCTATATATATAATACAAGGCAACTTTGAATTGGTAATGGCAAGGCTGAAGAACTATCTAACATATATTAAAAGGAAAAAAGGATGATGAATATGATACACAAGAGACCAACACAAACATTCACTTTAAATAAACAAAGACTGAATCATATAGATATTAATCAATTAAAGGCTAACAACAAGCCTATCTGCCACATCTATAAAACTCATGGCAAGTATCACTATTTAGAAATAGACTTCATCACATGTGACTGGTGCTTATCAAGTAAAGGTCAGGCATATCTACAATCTAAGCTGAACATGGAACTATTAACCACATGGTTAAAGGGATACAACCTTAAGCTCAACTATACAAGTGTGGGGCATATGACTATCTACTTACGAGCAGACATAAAGACAATAGAGTTCCTTATAAACGAATTGAATGTGATGAGCCGTAGTAATGCATATTGGTATCAGTATCGAATAGGTAACAGTATGCAGTACATCGAAAGAGAGGTAGGTTATGTATCACCTATTAAACATGTGAAGAACAATGTAAACAAAGTCAAAGCATAAGGGAGAATGACATGTCTAAAGATGAATTGAAAGTATATATTATCAACTATATTAAATACTATAACAATGTAACCTTTATTGATTTAGAAGAACTGTTTGAATCATTGCATATTGAATATCAAGGTGAGCTTACATTCGTACATGTAGACAATAACAATATAGTGTTGTGGCATGGTTGGAGTAATGAAGTGATTAGTATAGTTGGTGATCTATTAACATCAGAACAACTTGAACTAGAACGAACAGATGTAACAACATATGCAAGGCATGGTATGTATTTAGACTTACCTTTAATGTCAAATCCATTTGATTATTCAGACATACGTTGGTTACCCGTTGAATTAAAACTAGGCAATACTTTGGAAGCATTACTACATTAGGAGATGTTGCGTTATGACTTATAGCAAATTGTTGGCACGTTACTTAGTATATTGCGAATCATCTGCAAAGGTATTAAAAGGTATAAACTACAAAAGTTATTTAGATATGAAAAATAAGTAAATGCAGGGTGAACCGCCCCCCATCAAAACAAATCAAGAATATTTCGATACTAGGAGAACGGCGGGTGGTCTCGATTTCGCAAGAATTTGAAGAATTTACGCATACAACCCTATACCCCCACCACCTATATTAAAAGAGGAGTAGATTAATGAAATTAAATGAAGAACAACGTAAAGCGCGTGATAAGTTAGTAGCTAAAGAAGAGAAAAGATTACTAGAGATATATAAAGACTTACCAAATGAAAAGTTAAAGGTAGCACAAGGGCTTATTAAGCAAGCAGCACGTAACAGAGTGATGCTTAACTACATGTGGAAGGACATTCAAGAGAATGGTGAATATGATTTGTTTCAACAATCTCAAAATGTGCCGGCTTATGAAAGAGAAAGACCTATTGCACGTCTATACAATACACGCGATCAATCTTATCAAAGAGTAATCAAACAATTAACAGATTTATTGCCTAAAGAAAACATACAGAATGAAACAAATGAACCGTCAACTGACTATTTATAATCAATGTATTGAAAAGATGTTAGGAAAATTTACAATCTTGCGCTGACAAACTAAATGGTTAACAAGATTAAATTAAATAAAACAAAGGAGATGTTCTAATGAGCAATATAAATATTTTTGAATGGAACAAAGTAAAGAGTAAGATTAGAGAAATTCGACAAGAAATTGATGAAACTAAGCAATTAGATACAATTGATAGAAATAAAAATAGGTATCTGACTAATGTCTTACGTGAATTAAGTGTTCTTGAAAATATGGTAAATGATTTAATGGATCAAACAAAAGATAGTAGTCCAGTAAATAAAATCAAAAGATTATACAACAGATATAAATAAGGAGAGATAATTATGGCTTTAAAAAATACCGAAAAACCTAATGTGAATGAGATTTTTCCAGTGCACATTGATTTGATACAAAACATGCTAGAACAAAATAAGGAGATAAAAAATCAAGATTCATATCAAGAAAGAATTAATGTTCTTTTTGATCAATTAGAAAATGGCAATCTGACTGTAAATGAATACGATAATATTGTAAATGAAATTGATGATTTAAGACGTGAAAAAGCTACGAACCCTAATATAAATGGTCGAGTTGTTTTAAATTTACCTAATGGTATTAATTCAATTGAAGAGCTGAAAAAACTAACAGAAAAAGAAGATAAAAAGGCTAATGAAGTGATTCAAAAAGTTGAAGATGAAAATCGTAAACTAAAAACACAAATTGAAGAAATACAATCGAAGATTGAATTGAATAACGAGTATATAGGTGAAATTAACAACTATGAGTCAGTTAATGAGCTAGTTAAACCTATTGTAAATGGAGAGAAAACCTATTATGACTCGGAACGTTTTTATAGTGCGTTCATGTGGCATAAAACGATTGGTTTACTGTCTGCAAAAGGAAAGGGTAAATCAGTAATAAAGTATCCTGACTTTAAAGCTAGAGCAAAATAAAGTAATAGATGCTAACTTAAGTGTTAGCATCTGATTTCTATTTGATAGGGAGGATGCCATGATTTTAAAACATGCTGAATCAGTATTATTGTATTTTGATGAACCTAAAGTAAGTGAATATGAAATACTTATAAAATATAATCCGACTATTATCAATAAAAAGATATACTCCCTTCAAGAACAGATAAATGAAAGTTATCATTTAAATGTTAGTCATACAGTGTGTGATGAAGTGAGTGGTGTTATATCGGTGTCATACCCATTAGAAAAATTAGTTATCTGGATTATACAAAAACAAGATGATTTAGATCGTTTTAAAAAGTATAGTGTTATAAGAATGAATTTATTAAAGCAAATTCTTAGAGAATATACAAAACAAGAACAAAAAGAAGTGATGGATTACATGCGTTCTAATGGACGTATAAAGGCTTATGAGACGATTGACAAACTACAAAAGGATTTATACAAATTTAAGTATTCTAACCGTAATAATAGTGCTAAGAAGCATAGTAAAGCAACTGTAGTGTGAGGATTGTGATAAATATATGAATTATGATAAAGCTACATTAAAGAAATTTATACTTAACTATCATAGTGTACAGAAAAATGATGATGTAAATGAATGTAATAATGATTTAAGTGATTTTTTTGAACTTAATAATCAAGTGGAAGCAGACTTTTATGCCGATAATAATATAGAAGACGTGATACTTTATAATGAATTAGAAGAGATGATAGAAAAAGTTGGGACAGATAAAGAGCATTATATATTTTGGTTGTTAAGTGAGGGATATTCATACAAAGAAATTGGGAATGTTTTTTATGTAACTGAGGGTAGAGTGAAACAAATATTTGATGGATTGTTGAACAAGATATCTTAATTTGGTAGCTTTTTATTTTCTATCTATTATTACTAAACATGAGATTAAGTATTTCTTAGCTAGGTTATTTTTACTGCGCAAATGCTAGAATCAATGATAAATAAGAATATATTAAATATGAAGAAATATTTCGATTAATTTTTAAATAGATGTTATTACGTTTTGTTTAGAAATACTTCAAGATATTAAGTATGTTCAATTTTTGTTAACTTTTAATTAATGTTGTAACAAATTAAAAATTTTATGATAAAAATGATGTGAACAACTAATTATTAAAATATTTTGGAGGTATTTAAATGAAATTTAAAAATTTGATTATCGGAACAGTAGCATGTACGACTATTATTGGATTTACAGGGGCTTATGCAGATGCTACAACTTCGCAGTATAATAATACTAGTGTAAGTGAGAAATCGATTAGTAAATCCTTACCTACGCAAAATGATTTGAAAAATTCACATTATACGGTTCAAAAAAATAATGACGGTAGTACTTCTTATAATATTACTGATCAAGAATATGTTGAATTGTTAAGAGAAAATGGCCAAAATGAGGTAGCTAATAAACTTGAACAAGAAATTCAAAAAGAAAATAATGGCATAAATATGTATAAAGCTAAAAATGGTGTGAATTCTGTGAGTGTAACGGGAAAAGGAGCTGTAGTAATAAAAGTTAATAAAACAGTTGCAAAAGCCTTGGCAGCTACTGGTGGTGGGGCAGCCGGAGCTGCGGCTGGTCTTCTAGTTAATGCAATACCTGGTTTAGGTCAAATCGCTACACCTGTAGTATCTGGTGCTGCAGCTGGTTTGATAGGATTTCTAGCACAAAATTCAGTTAAAGGCGGCGCATGGATTAAAGTCGGATTGGTATCTAAGAAAACATTAGCAGTCGGATGGCAATAAGATAATATTTTGAAAGGAGAGAACTATGAGAACATTTTTAATTATTATAACAGCTCTCATTTTATCTTTGGTTATTTCATTTTTAATATTTAAATTTCTAGATAATACTTTCGGAAACATATTAGTCAGTTTAGCAAATGGAATGATTGTTATTGTTTCAATATATTTATGGAAAATATTAGAGAATCGCTAATAACCTATTAAAAAAGATTTATTTTTATTTTGTAAAATTTTAAAATGTAATATTTGTTATCTACAGGGTAGGCACTTATGTGCTTGCCCTATTTTTTGTGTTATAATGTAAATACAAAGAGCCTTAGCGCTCATCAAAATTTCACATCGGAGGTCGCCATGTTCTGCGGATATTGGTTGGCGTGACTGTTGCTGACGGGTAGCGCTCGAAACCTCCATACATAATGATTAATTAGAGGGTTCTAGTATATCTTGAATATATGTGGAACTCTTTCAACCACCCACACATGTCACTGGGTGGTTATTTTACTATAAAACGTATTTATAATATTTACAGAAGTTATCCAAAGAGGGAAAGAAATTCAGCTAAATTATTTACAAATGAAGAAAAATAGTGTATATTCTATCTATCGATCAAGCCATACCACCTATTTATTTAGGAGTATGGCATTTTTTATATTAAAGAGGATATTATGAAACCATTTAAAACATATGAAGAACAAGTTGATATTTTAAAGTCACGTGGGCTTATAGTTGATGAGAATACAATCTATGATTTACAAAATGAAAATTATTACAATGTGATTAATGGGTATAAAGATTTGTTTTTAGAGTTGAAACCTGATTCAAAAGAGCCAATGATACCAGAAAAATTTGTAGAGGGTGCAAGTTTTGAAGAAATCTTTGCATTATATAAACTTGATAGAAGATTGAGAAATACTTTATTAGAGTATTTATTAGTATTTGAAACACATTTAAAATCTAGAATAGCTTATTTTTTTAGTGAAAAATACAAAGAGCCACATTCATATTTATATTTTCAAAATTATACTTCTAATAGTGATAAGACTAAAAGTGTTGTAAAGACAGTTGCTGTTTTAAGTAATATAATGACAAAGAAAAACATCGAACCAGTGGATCACTATATTAAAAATCATAAGGGAGTACCTTTTTGGATTTTAATGAATTATCTAACTGTTGGGAATGTGTCCCATTTATATGAAATATTAGATGAAGAAATTAAGGTGAAAGTCGCAAGTAACTATTCTGAAAAATTTAATAGACAATATGAGATGCAAGTTAATATACAAAGTGTAGATGTGGAATCGGTACTAAAACAAGTTAACTTTTTTAGAAATGTGTGTGCTCATGAAGAAAGGCTTTATGATTTTAAATTGAAAAAACGTGTGAAGTCACTTAATCTAATAAGTAATTATAATGATATTTCAAATATAAATATAGTGAATGATAATCTACAATCAAAGTTGTTTGATATGATTTTATTTTTAATTTTCTTTTTAAATAAAAGAGATTATAGTAAATTGCTTGAAGAGTTGGATCAACATATAGATTATTATTCTAAACAAATGCATACAATTAATAAGAAGCATATATATGAAAAAGTAGGATGCTTAACCGATACATTTAGCGATATTTTAAACTTTAAAGACTTATAATTAATATTATACTATGTTGTTTACTACAACTTGTATTTAATGATGAAAACTAACACTCACCAATTAACTGGTGGGTGTTTTTTATAAATAAAAAGGTATCTACCTAAGTAGACACCCTAGTTACTTTACTTACTCTACTTACTCTTTTTTAATGTACTAGTTTTTTCTTTACTAGTTTTTTTACTTAAATTTTCAGTGCCAAATAATCGTTCTTGTAAAGAAGGTTTACTATTATCTTCAGGCTGAATCGTAATATGTTTCTTATCTTTTTTTTCTACATAATACTCATAATTACCTTTATCTTCTTCTAATACAAAATAAAAACCATCAGGATTGGCACCTTTTTTTAAAGGAAAAACAGTAACTTTATCACCTATAGTGCCAACATCCATACCATTTTTACTAGATCTGAGATATAGCGTTTGTTGTGGATTATCATTATATTTATACTCCCAAACACCTTTTATTTTTTCATCTGGAGTTCTTTGAAAGTAATAACTGCATGCACACGCAACTAAAAAACCAACCATAAAAAATATTATGTATGGAATAATTCTTTTCATAATATGTAGCTCCTTTAGTTATTTTTTTAAAATTAGTATATCATAAAATTTTTAAGTTTTGTTTATACTTACTAATTTTATTTACTTATACGAACAAATGTTCTATTATATTCATGAGGTGATTATATGAAAGTAGTAAATCCAAACGCACCAGATGAATATAAATATGAAATGGATTATCGTAACATTCCACGTGAATATCTTAATCCACGCATACCGAAAGGCAGAGGAAAGGTTAAGTGGGCGCCCTTTGCCACAATCCCCGAACAACATGAGAGACTAAAACAATACACGGAAGACCAGAACAAGATAGATAAGCAACAGTTAAGTGACCACCAATTGAGTGAGATAAATGATAAGCTAGCTTATAAAATGTTTCATGATCCGCAAATTGAAGTGAGCTATTTTGAAGGTGGCTATATAAGGAAGATAAATGGATTTATACACAAGGTAGATACTCATGAACAAAGTTTACATTTATATGAAGAAACTGGATTAATTAAGATAAAATTAAGTGAAATAACTGAAATAACTGAAATAAAATGAAATTTTAAATTAAGCATATTGAATGATTTCTATTATATTTTTAGATATACTTTGTTTAATTAATATTATTTATTTTAAAGGAGTTATAGCTTTGAAAAAATTAACTGCTCTAATTGGTTTATATATAGCGAAAAATTTATTTTCAACACTTTTTAGTATATTAAATGATATAAAAAAAGGGAATAAAAGTAAATTCCATCCTAATGCTTTATATTTAGAGAAAGATGATAAGTTAAATGGTAAAAAAATTCTTTTTTTAGGTTCTTCTATAACTTATGGGGCAGCTTCTCATGGTGTATCATTTGTTGAGTTTTTAAAAGAAGAGTCTAAGGTTGATACTACAAAGGAAGCGATATCAGGTACCACTTTAGCAGGGTTAGAAAAAAATTCATATGTTCAAAGAATTAAGAAAGAGGATTTGAAAAAGAATTATTATGATTTAATAATTTGTCAGTTATCAACCAATGATAGTAGATTTAAAAAAGCATTAGGTGAGATTAGTTTAGATTATGAGTTAGAAAATTTTAATACAGAAACGACAATTGGTGCAATGGAATATATTATTAGCTATGCCAAAAATACATGGAATACTCCTGTTTTATTTTATACTTGTATAAGAAAATCAGACCCTTATTACGAACATTTAATAAATGTATTGTATAAATTAAAAGATAAGTGGGATATTGAGATATTAGATGTTTGGAATAATATGGAAGCTAATGATCTAAAAAAATACGATAAAACACTATTTGCTGATGATGCTCATCCTACTTTAAAAGGATATCGATACGTATATTTCCCACTTTTTAAAGAAAAAATAAAGTGTATTTTTAGTTAATTGAATGATTTTTATTTTAATTTATATGAATACGCCAAAGCCCACCTAAATGAATAGGTGGGTTTTTTTTAAGTGTTTTTATGTTAGAATATTCTGTGAATTAAATAAAGATAAATTTAATAAAAATAGTAGGTGATTGAAATGAATGGTGCTATACATCATATAGAAATATATGTAGAAGATATAAATAAAACTAGAAAGTTTTATGAATGGTTATTACCTAAATTAGGTTATAAGCTTTACCAAGATTGGAAAAATGGATTTAGTTTCAAATTAGATAAAACTTATATTGTTCTTGTAGAAGTCGATGAAGGGTATAAAAAATATGGTTACCATAGAAAAAGAATTGGATTAAATCACATAGCTTTCAGTGTTTCAAATAGAAATACAGTAGATTACATAAGTAATATTTTATTAGATAACGGCATAAATATTTTGTACGAAGATAAACACCCCTATGCTGGTGGTGAAAATCATTATGCTGTTTACTTTGAAGATCCAAATAGAATAAAGCTAGAAATTGTAAGCCGGGAGTAACTATTTTATGATTCAATCTATAAATCATGTTACTTATTCAGTATCGAATATTAAAGAATCCATAACTTTCTATAAAGACATTTTAAAAGTTAAGATTTTAATAGTGAGTGATAAAATAATTAAAATTAATATTATTTAGTGGAGGGTTTTTGATCGAAGATTTAAAAAAATATCCAGAGTTACTTAAAGCAACAACCAATTCAATAGCAAGTATATTAGTACTATCTTTTATTGCAACGATAGTTCAAATGTTTTCAAAAGAACCTCCGGAATTGTGGGTTAGTTCAATTAATATAGCAGGTACAATCTCAATTATATTTTACATGGGAATGTTTAATTCTAACTTTACATTCTTTAGATGGTTGATTATTTCAAAGAATAAGAAATATAAATTAATGAATATGCTTTTAGGAATTATGTTCTTTGTGTTCCCAATATTATTAAATATTATTCTTAATGCTATTGGAAAATGGAATTTCGGAAATAATAAAGTTATACCTATAATTGAATTTATCGATTATTTATTCAAATCATTCATAATGATTTTTGTTAGTATTACCTTTTATTCATTTGGATTTATGATTTTTATATTAATATTAATGGCAATCTTTACTAGAAAATCAATAAAAAATGATTAAAATTAATGTGAGCGTATTAGAATGATATGCTTAAGTTAAACAATCAATATATTTCTCTGATCCAGATGGCCACAAATTAGAATTACATACAGGCACATTACAAGATAGGTTAGATTATTATAAAAAAGAAAAGCCACATATGAAATTTTATGAACAGGATGATGAAGATGAAGGAGACAATGATAGTAGATGAAAGTATAAAGTTAAGAGATGCGTTTGATGAGGATGCAAAAGAATATCTTAAAATTCCATTCAATAAAGTATTATTGGAAATGTATGGTTCTAATATGAATCCAGACACAGAAAAATCATTAGAAAAAGCACGATTATTAGTATATGGGATAAAAGCAGCCCCTTATGAATGGGCTATTGAATATGAAGGAAAGTTTATTGGACAAGTTAGATTAACCATAGACAATGAAAATAATAAAGCGAAATTTGCGATAGGTATATTTAACCCTCAATATTGGAATAAAGGGATTGGAACAAAGGTTTCAAATGCAATATTGAACTTTGGTTTTTCTGAATTAAACCTTCACAGAATTTATTTGAAGGTACTTGCTTATAATAAAAGAGCTATTAAATCGTATGAAAATGTAGGGTTCAAAATTGAAGGTGAAGAGAGAGAAGGAGCTTGTATTAATGGGAAGTATGAAACTGATATTCACATGAGTATTTTAAAAAGCGAATATCAGCAATCAAATGTATAGTTATACGTTTATTCATTTCTCGATGCAGCAGAGAATGAATGTCAGAAATATAATTGAGGTTGTTTGATAGTTATGAGCAATTCTTGAGAGATATGTATTGCGTCAACGTAAATTATATGGCTTAATAATAAGTTTTACTTACTTAATTTTCAGAAGCCAATATGTAAAAGTACATTCTAAAAAAAGGTGATAGAAGTGGACGAATTTGTTTGTAATTAATGTGAGGTGAAGAATGTGGCGTACATTAATAATATATGCGAATAGTAATAACAATAAGTAATTTATTTTTAGCTCACGTTAATAAGTGGACTTTTTTTGCAGATAAACGTTCTGTGTTGCATCGAGAAATGGAAAGTAAGGTATTCACGTCCATAAAAAAAACACACCTATCCATTTAGGTGTGTTCCGAGAATCAATGACAATAAAGCTATTGGAATAAAGAGGTTTTAATTAATAAGTTCTTACTTTTGGCACTTTATAATTTTTTATAAATTCTTCGATTTCTTCAAAAGATTTTGAGAATAATATTTTGTCTCTATCTTCTTGAGTTAAAAATTGATTTGAAACCATTTGGTCATAAAATTGTTCAATAAGTGAATAATAGTTGTTTGTATTGAAGAAAATACAAGGATTGTCGTTTTGACCAACTCTTGTCCAAGAAACAACTTCAGTTATTTCTTCTAGTGTTCCAGTACCTCCTGGTAAAGCTATACACACATCGCCTTTTTCTAAAATGATTTCTTTCCTCTCAGACATGGTTTCTACGATTATTAATTCGTCTAATTTATCATGTGCTAATTCTCTTTGTTGTAGAAAAGTAGGCATTACACCGATTGTTTTTCCGTTATTATGTATTACAGTATTTGCTAGTGTACCCATTAACCCAGCATTGCCACCGCCAAAAACTAAAGTATGATTGTTTTCAGCTATCCATTCTCCTAATTGAATAGCACTGTTTTCGTAATCTTTTTTATTTCCTTTGCTGGCTCCACAATAGACAATAATATTCATTTTTATTGCTCCTTTTTTCATTTTTTATTTTACTCAAGATGGAATGTTTTTGAGGCGATATTTGAAAAGAGTTTCTTCTAGTCTTGGTAATAATTATATGAAAAACTGTTTTGAAAAACAACCCGACCTAATTAATAAGTATCTCACGCATACGGGAATGAATACGTTCAGAGTGCACAAATTTATGTTGTTTTTGCAATTTTAACATTTTACACTCAACTAGTAAGGCAATGTAAACATTGATATAACAATACTTATAGCGATTTTAAAATTTATAGATAATCGCTATTATCAATTCCCGCCGTCTCCACTATAGAGTCTGCAACCATTGTGGTTGTGGGCTTTTTATTTTTGTTAAACCAATTTTTGCTCTAATACATAAAAAACTCACTTAATTTAAGATGATTATTATAGTAAGGTGTTTCGATTCACCATATTCCTTTGAATCATCTGAAAAGTTATTTTAAAAGGGATAGTATACGTTACTTGTTAGATATATATAACAGTAAACTGCTAATTTATTATATCTATATATACCTAAAGTAAGTGAATATGAATTTCTTATAAAATACACTACGACTATTATCAATAAAGGATATGCTTGATACAAGAACAAATAAATGAAGGTTATCATTTAAATGTGTCACATATAGTGTGTGATAAAGTTAGTGGTGTTATATCAGTATCATACCCATAGAAAAATTAGTTATCTGGATTATACAAAAGCAAGAAGATTTAGATCGTTTTAAAAAGAATAGTGTTAAAAGAATGAATTTATTAAAGCAAATTGTTAGTGAATATACAAAACAAGAACAAAAGGAAGTAATGGATTATATACCTTCTAATGGTCGTATAAAAGCATTTGAGACGATTGATAAGTTGCAAAGAGATTTATATAAAATAAAACATTGTAACCAAATCAATAGTGCTAGAGTTCATAGAAGTACAACTGTAGTGTAAGGACTGTGATAACTATATGAAATATGATAAAGCTACATTAAAGCAATTTATATTTAACTATCATAGTGTACAGAAAAGCAATGATATAACCGAATCTAATGATGACATTGATGATTTCTTTGAACTTAATAATCAAGTGGTAACAGACTTTCGTGAAAATAATAATATAGAAGATGTAATACTTTATAATGAACTAGAAGAAATTGTAGAAGAAGTTGGTACAGATAAAGAGCATTATATATTTTGGTTGTTAAGTGAGGGATATTCATACAAAGAAATCGGGAATGTATTTTCAGTGAATGCAGGTAGAATTGGTCAGATATTTGATAATTTATTAAAAAAGCTATCTTAATTGGTATCTTTTATTAATTTAATAATATTAATCAATACATATAAATATAGATGTCAGAAGTTATCAAAACATTGCTGGGCAATCGATATTTGAGATTGACAGAAGATTGAAACATGTGAAAGAGAATGACTTAGCGCATGGAGAATTTGGTAAATGGCTTGAAAACATTGGACTTGATAGAAGTTTTGCTACTAGGACAATGAAAATTGTAAATGAATTAAATTCAAATTATGCCACGGGGCACAATTAAGGTTTCAAAGCCTTATATGAAATAGCAACACTACCTGAACCGGAATGCACTAAAGAACACATAACATCAAAAGGTGAAACTAAAACACCTGATGAGATGACAGTTAAAGAATTGCGCGAATTAAAAAAACAAATCAAGCAAGAACAAGAAGAAAAATCTCAACTAGAATCACAACTCGAACAAGCACAACGTTCTGAATCAATTGCACTCAAACAACTAGAATATGTATAGAAGTAACCAAAAAAAGTACTCTAATACGACTAAAATTATAGACGATGTTCCGTTGGAAGATTAATGATGAAAGTAAAAAGCACTAACTATTCATTCGGTTGAGTAGTTAGTGCTTTTCTGATGTTAAAATCCCCAAATTAGAGGTGGGTCTGCTTCGTAGTCTTTTTTATTTAAATTCTCTTTCTTAATGATTTCATTTGGCTTTAGTTTATTTTTAGGATTGGTATGATTAAATAACTCTCCTAAAGTTTTAGAATTATAGCTCAAGTTACCATTAAATTGATGTCGGTCAACTTCTGAAATCTGAGCGCTAAAATAGTATCGTTTATCATTATTAATGTGACCATGTATAAAATAACCACCCATTGGATTTTTAGCTATCTTAGTTATTTCTAAAGATTTATAATTTTTTAGATTATGTGTGAAATATAAATTTATTCTAGCCTTTTGAGTGTCAATATATGTATCTTTTTGATGCTTGTTCAAAACATAGCCTCCTATTAAAATGAATGATATAATTATTAATATTATATAAAATAGTGGTTTTCTTTTTATCATATTTAGTACCTCACTTTGCCATAATATTTAAGGAGCGCGAAACATGAGAAAAACAGATGAAATTTCAAGAGCAATATCAGAGAAAGCATATGATAATTTCCGAAAGGGCGATAATGTTGATATTAACAATGCCCAATATCAAGTTATTGAGAAACGTGATGATACTCAAAATGGTCTTCGTGCTTATGCATTTGCACCGATTGTTAATGGAAAGCCAGACACGAATAATATTGTTATGGGTTATGCAGGTACAGAATTTACTAGTATGAAAGATTGGAAAACCAATGTAAATCTTCCTTTTCATAATAACACAACTAATTTAAAAATTGATAATAATTATAAAAATTTAAAATATACCACAATTAATGAAAAATATAATGAGTTGAGTTATATTTAGTTATAGAAATGTAAAAACACAATTGGGTTGGTAGTCCCAATGCAAATACGATTATTTGTCAGTAACCTTCCTCTTAACTAAGAGGAGGGATCGTGGGGGTTAATGATGAAAACAAAAAGCACTAACTATTCATTCGGTTGAGTAGTTAGTGCTTTTCTGATATTAGAATCCCCAAATTAGAGGTGGGTCAGCTTCGTAGTCTTTTTTATTTAATTTTTCTTTTTTTATAATTTCATTTAATTTTATTCTATCTTTTGGGTTATCATGTTTAAATAGTTTCCCAAAAACTTTTGGATTATATCCAATATCACCGGTAAATTGATGATTATCTGCACTAGAAACAAATGCTTCAAAATCATATCTTTTATCATTATTTATATAACCATCAACAAAAAAACCACCCATAGGGTTTTGTTCGAATTTTGTAATTTTCAAAGTGTAATAATCTTTAAGATTATATTTGAAATATAAATCAATTCTGTCTTTTTGAGTTTCAAAATAAGTATCTTTCTTATTCTTGTGGGAAAGATATAGTCCAACTAAGAGCAATATTACTATGATAAAAATAAAGATGAATATTTTATTTTTATTTCGCATGAGATCTCCTTTGAAAATGAAAAGTTGACAATTATTAATGCACTTTAGAATCCAAATATAAAAGGAGGATCAGCTTTATAGTCATTTTCATTCAAGTTTTTTTCTTTGATGATTTGGCTAGGGAATTTATTAGGTTTGCTTTGTGATTTGAACATATTCGAAAGTTTTTCGGATGTACTAATTTGGTTGTCAAATTGATAATTACTAGAGTCATTTATAGTAGTTGTAAAATATAATTTTTTATCATCATTAATATATCCTTTAATTAAATAACTCCCTAAAGGATTTTTTTCAGTTTTTGTTATTTCTATCTTGTGGTAACTACTAACATTTTCTGCGAAATACATTTCGATACGCTTTTTTTGTATATCTATATAGTGTTCACGTTTTTTTTCATGTAGCACATAGAAACCTCCAATAATAAGTGAGACTATTGCTATAGATATAGCAAACAATATAATTTTTTTATTAAACAT